CAACCTGGACTTGGTTTGTGAACGAAACCACCCTCTAAGGCAATATCAACAATACCGGAGTATTTTTGTATGCCACCTTCCCACGCCACTGCGATAGGAATTTTAGATTTTTCTCTCACATATCTGGACTTTTCAACATTGATAATAAAGTTATAACCTGATATTTCTTTACCATCTTTTTCTTGTTGGCGACCAAGAATGTAGATGTTGTCAGCAGAATAGTATGAACCAGTTCCACCACCAACAATGTCTTTAGGGAACATTCCAATTTCTTTGTAAGTGTGGTTAACTACAACCATTGGAATATCTTTGAGTGATAAATGAGGTGTTATCATTCTGAATAAAGATTTTACTTGTTTTGCTCTTGACATATCTGCCACTGATTTACCATCAAGTGCATCTTCAACTTCTTTCTTAGATGCCAGGTTACCAATTGAATCAATGACAATTATAATTTTATCACCACGCTCAATTTGTTCTAACTGAGCCATTACATCAAACTTAAGTTCTTCAATGTTTGTTAGTGGTGTATGTAAAACTCTCTCCATGTCAATACCAAATGTTTCAAAGTATTTTACTGGAGTTCCAAACTCTGAATCATAAAACAACAACACAGCGTCTTTGTATTTGTCCATGTATGATTTTGCCATCAATAAACTAAACGCTGTCTTAAAGTGTTTTGATGGACCCGCCCACATTGTCAAACCTGGTGTTAGACCACCGTCTAATCGACCAGAGAGTGCAACATTGACCATTGGAATTTCTGTTTGAACTACATCTTTTTCCGTAAAGAATTTAGATTTAGAAAGAATTGAACTATCTTTAATCGTTGAATTCTTTTTGATTTTATCAAGTATACTCATTTATAACGACCTCATAATTTCATTTTAGTAATTTGTGATTTAGACACGACCTTACTATTTTTATCAAGTTTATATGGTACATCATTTTTATATATGATGTCAAGTGGATCCTGGTTGTTTGCCTGTCTGAACGACTGGTTTGCCGCTACCAGTAGTAATACAGCCAGAGGATCAAAAACAAAAATAATAATAAGAATAACAAGCCTTACCGCCTTATCTATGATATCTCTATCTGAATAACCGTAAACAAGCTCTGCAACATATTTGATTGGACCAATTTCTGCTGATAGTTTGTTTTCTTCTGATAGTAATGGAAGTTTCTCGTTGATGATATCTTCGAGTTCTTTTTGGGTTTGTAATATTTGTCTATTTGTGCTTCTGGCAATCTTTTCAGGATCGTCACCAGCCTTTTTAAGTAAATATTGGAGTTTATTATTTAGTATTTGTTCTCTTTGATCGAGTGTTTGTATTTTAATTTGATTAGAACCCATCATCAAGTTTGTATCAATATGAGCCTTTGATAAAAAACCAAAGATGCCCATTGATGTGATTAACATTAACAAAACAATAGCTACTAAAAAATATGTTTTCATCAATAACTGCGTTTCTCTCCAGTTATTATATAGCCAAGATGCTGTCACCAGTTTTGCGACCTCTAGCACAGAACCCATAATAACAATTGGCCAAAAAGAACCTGGAAAGATTTGTGCTAAACCAATTACAGAATAAAATGCAGCTATCGATGATAGTGCTATTGCTGTAATAAAAGGAATTAAATAGTTTGTCATGGATTTGATTTATGATGTGGCACATCGAATACAAAAGTTATTCTTGTGCAATCTCCTACATTTTGTGTGCCATGTGATACCTTATTGTTAAACCAAAGTAGTGTTCCTGGTTCAACTCGATAGGTTTCTCCACCTACGGTGTAATCATATGTGCCTTGTATTGATAAATGATATCTATCTTTTGTGAGATAGTATGTGCCTTGATCAATATGTTGGCCAACTTCTGCACCTTTTTCTATCGATATAAAACCACATCGACAATGTTTGTGAAAGTTTCTTCTTAAAAACCGAACAATCTCTGTATGTCTTTGATATGCTGGTGTTTCTATATTTATTTCTGAATCGCCAACAAAATCTTCCGCCTTTTCAACACCACCAACAACAAGTTGTAAAACACCGGCAGGAAGATACATAAAACCTCTATCAAGTAATGATTCGGTTTTATCCATCTGTTTTTGAGCTTCCCAATCTTCTGGATATTGCTCAAGTTGTTTCATTATTTTTGAAACATTGATACCTGTTTTTATGACACGAATATTATCCAAAGAAGTCCTCTAATGAATTAACTTTTTCAACACTCCATCCAATACAGTCAAGTATAATCTTTAATGGATCAACAAATGATTTTTGAAACTGCATTTCATAATCAATACATTCTTCAATCTTAAATTCTTTTGGCATTGTATAAGCAAAAGAAATAACATCTGTCTGAAATATATTTGGTTGTTTTAGATAAATGAATTTAATCTTTTCACCATCATTGATCTTTTGAAATCTTCTATTCAATTTCATTTGATCAATCATATGATTAAACACTAATGCACCTCTTACATGAATTGGTGTGCCTTTTGACCAAATAGTTTTTGAATTAGAATATTCTTTTAGACCATTCATTGATCTAGGAAAAGAAATATCTTCAACAGGCATTTTTTTGAATTCTTCTTTGAACTCAAGTATGTAATCTTGTATTTCACTTTCTTTACCAGACAGAATTATATTTAGTGCTTCTTTAATTTTTTGACGGCAAGCAGCTGGTGTTGAAGATTTAATTGCTTCTAAACCTTGAATCTTCATTTCAGGTTTTGTATATTGAACACCTTCAGAATTATAAACATTGAGAATGTATCGTTTCTTTGCTGTCCAAATTGCTTTGTCAGCAAGAACTTCTCGTTTCATGGTCATTTTTTGCGAATACGCATTAACATAATGTGCAAGTTCCGAATAACTTCTATCAATAAATGGTTGTATTTTATCCTCACAGAATCTATCCATGATCTCGATGGCTTTCTGACTATTGATATCTTTGCCTTCGTATACTTTAGATATAAACTGTTCAAGGTTAAGATACACCGAATCAGTATCCGATGCCAAAACATAATCAACTCCTTGTGTTTGTAATATTTTATTTAAGTATTCGTTCAATTTCTTTTCAATCCAACGAATCGATAATTGACCAGCCATTGTGATGCCTTCTGCCTGTCTTACATCAAAAAATCTGAAGTATTCAGAACCAAGAGCACCATAAGCAGAGTTCAAACATTCTTTTTTAGTCAACTGTAAGTTTGCATAACGAGAAACAAGAGCGCCATAATCTGCCTTTTCTTCTGGCGTTTTAGCATTTTCATAGTTCTGTTTTGCTTCTAACATTTTTGTTTTGTATTTTGTTCGGTCATTATACATTCTTTCAAGCAACTCAGGTAAGAAACCTTGTTTATCTTTTCTAAAGAATTGACCATTTGGTGTGAGTGCTACATTTTTAACTTTAGATAAATCTATTTCATTTCGCAATAACTTTTCAATAGTCACACCTTGTGAAATAACATCTCTCATTTCTTGTGTATACTTTTCAGGTTCAACAATCGTATCTGGTGATATGTTATACTGCATCATCAAATGTGGATACAATGAGTTCAAATCAAACGATGCAACCCAATTAAACATTCCAATTTGTGGGTCTTTTACATATGCACCTTCATAGGCTGAACTTTTGCGATTGCCACTTCTTGGTGGAATTGCAATCTTTTTATGATACAAAAATCCATGTGTGATGGCGTCCCACATTCTCACTTGAGTAAAGATATCATCATAGTTTACTTTTGCATCATAAGCAATCGTTAATGCCATTTCTAACAAACGACCTTTTTGATTTAGCTTTTCAACCAGTTCAACATCTCGAATGTTATACTCGATAAACAACTGATAGTTCTTTTTATATAAGTCAAACAGACCTTCATAATCATCATATGCTATTTTCTGACCAACACCTTCAGCTTGTGCGATTGTATCTAAACGATAATTTTCTTGTGATCTATTTGGAGAAAATCGTCTGAACAATCTCATATAATCAAGTGTTGCCACACCAGCAATATTACCCATGACCATAGAACGACCATAGAATGTTTCTTCTCTGGTTGATACTAGATTCCATGGTGAAAGTTTTCTCATCACATCTTGACCAGCCACTTTCTCAAAACGATTGATGATATATGGTATATCAAAACCATAAACATTCCAACCGGTGATAGCATCTGGATAATTTGTAGTCCATAATTGCATGAACATTTTAATCAAAGCATATTCATCATCACATTTGAAATATTCTACATCATCACGGTGTTTTTTGTATTCACCAATACCAAACACATAATAGTTTGGTTTGTTTGAAAACTTAATTGCTATCGCAGTAATTGGTTCAGATGCTGTTTTAGGTTCAGGAAAACCATTCTCAGAACCGACCTCAATATCAATATTAGCAATACAAATATCTTTGAAATCCCAATCGATGATTTCTTCTGGATTTTTTTCTGTGATAAATGGATATTCAAAACGATCATTACCATAGATTTTGAAGTTATTAACATCTTTATACTTCTTAAGAAAATCTCTGGCCTCACGAATAGAACCAAACTGCATTGGTTCTAGTGGTTCATTATGTAATGATTTCCATTCAGATTGTTTATTTGATGGAACAAATAAGGTAGGATTGTAATTTATTTTATCTCTATGACGAACACCATTCTTTACACCTCGATAAAGAATAGTATTGCCATAAACGATTACATTTGTATAATAATTTCTCGACATTTAGCTATTATATCAGGTTGCTCTTCTAATAGCGGCAATGTCCTCTTTCGTAGGCATTTCAATGCCTGAACCAAAAACTTTATTGTATTGATTATGTAAATCTTTAACAGGTGTTGTTACTGTTAAAATTTGATCTTTTGGTATTTTGATACCAGTTAGATATTCTTCACAAAACTCCAAGTATGGTGCGAAACCCATCATTGTTCTATTAGGGTCTTCTTGTGATGGTTGAATATAAACTTGAGTTGGTTTTTTAATTTTGTAAAAATCACCATCTTCAGTAACATCACCGATCACTGTTTGTTGTGATTTGAATGTAAGTAATTGTACCGACATAATTGTCTCCAAATAAAATAGTATTATAACAGGTTATGAATTGTAGTGAGGCAATTATTTAGCAGATAAAACTATTTTACAAATATGCTCTAATCGTTCAATATGTTCAAAGGCTTTCCATGGAGTTTCATCAATTGCGACTACACCATGTCTATCAATTGCTACAATATCAAATTCACATTCACCGTTTTCATCAATGTTTAGATTTTCCATACATCTATCAGCTAACTCTTTGCTAATAGGTTCTACTTCTTCAACACTTGGTGCTACTCTCGTGTATCTTCCTAATTCTGGAAATTCTAAAACTAATTTTGAGATATCAATACCAGCATAAAGAGCTGCTATTGTATAAGTTGGATGTAAATGAACTACACATCTTTCACCCTCATAATCTTTCATCAGACCATAGTGTAATTCAATTTCACCACTTGGTTTTAAATTTTGATTGGTCATTTGTTCCCAACCATCATCATTCATTTTAATTTTAACCAATTGGTTTTCTTTGAGTTCTTGTTTTCTTAAACCACTCGGTGTAATTAAAAATTGGTTTTTGTCATCGGATTTGTATGAGATGTTTCCGTCTCGTGCTGTAATCCAATTATTATTATATGCTTGTTGTAATATTTCTAAAATGTCTTGAATCATTATTTTTTATTTGTCTCGTAAAGTGCTGTTCGTTGGCGTAATTCTGTTGAGCTAAATCGATGTGAGCGAGAATTGAATACTACATCAATATTTCTATCTACACAGATTTCTTTTCCTGTAAAATCTTTATCTCTATATTCTTCACCAATAATTCTTACATTGATTGGTAAAAACATCAATAGGTCTTCTAAATCTTTTTCGGTCTCATAGACAATAATTTCATCTACATATTTAACGGCAGATAACTGAACATATCTCTCAACAATAGATTGAACGGGTTTATTTTTTGAATCCGGTCTATCAATCGCTGGATTAGTTTGTAAACAAGCAATTAAATAATCACAACTTTGTTTACATTCTGCTAACATTAAAATATGACCAGCATGAAGCAGGTCAAATGTTGAACAGGTGATTCCTATGGTTTTATCTTTTGGTCGATTTGTCATAATATAAAGTCCAAATTATTTTGTAGAACAAATAGGACAAGTGCATCCTAATTTGTGATGCCAAAAAAGTATATTGTTATTCTTCACTCTTAATAATTCCTTTCACATTTTTTTGTAATGCTCTTTTTGCTTTTATTTTAGCAATAGTTTCAGGACTATGTTTATAACCTCTACGAGATTTTTTCCAATTTTCTATTGCTTCAGGTGTCTTCTTTTTACCTTTCATAGCTTGGGATCTTTTTTTATTTGCTCTTTCTAATGTCCCATCAGCTCGCTGTCTTTCAGTTCTTTTTTTACAACTTTCTTTAAGTTTTTGTTTGGATTCTTCTGACATTGTTTTTTTACCACCAATACTTCTTGCCATAAAAAGTGCCTCGTCTTTACCTATTTGACCAGACAACATATGCCAAGCCATAAAATCTTCTTGTTTTCCATATTTCTCATATAACTTTTTGTGTGCTAAAGCGTGTTGTTCAACAGTCAATTCTATGAGATTTGATGGATCATCGGAACCACCCATATGTTTAGGTACAATATGATGTATATGTTTCATACATC